GGATGCTCACCACGAATCGCAGACCCAACAGATGTCGCCATAATCCATGCGCCGTTTGTAAAGTGAATCTCAGTCTTGTTGCCCTTCTTCGGGTCAAGGTATCGTGATAGTTGCGGGTGTCGCTTTAGGTCATCCCTTATTTCTTGCAGACGGCGAATCGCTGTGTCCTTACTCGCAGATATTAGCCAGCAGGTAAAGGGTCTATCGTTGTTCCACTTTTCAAAGAGGCATTGGTGAAGTAGTTTAACCCTAAGAGTAGTTGATTTACTGTGGCCTCTCGGTGCAATCACACAGACCCTATGAACTTCTGCGCCTTTGCGGTCGCTGTAAATATCCATCCACTCGGAGATATGTTCTCCCCATGTGTAGCCCAACCACTCATAGAAATACTTGACCGACCTACGCGACCTTTCCATCGCTAAGTCTTGCTTCAAACTCATATCGGCCTCAACTCCTTCTTATTACAATGCGGACAGATTCTCGACTCGGCTTTAGATAACATCATGCGAGGGGCTGCCCACCCGCACCAATTACACTTAGCCGCAGTCCATCTATTCATCGTGTATCACCGGAGCAAATAAACTACCGATAAGACCTGCCTCTTTGTCTATCATATACGCGGATAGACCGGCGCGACTCATCGAATATCCGTTGCGGCTGTGGTATCTATCTTCACCAGCAAGGCTCGGCAATTGCACTATTATACAACCGCCCACCTCGCGCATTTGTTGGTGGTGTAAGTGTCCGTGAAACCATAAATGATTCACAGTATTACCCCATTCTTTACGCGCTTCGTGCGCCATAAGAGAGGATAGTTTATTCATTACTTTACCATCGCCGTGTGTAAATCCGAGAAGGTTATTACCGTAGGCTACATACTGTCTGATGTGTGGGCTAACTACAACTGATACATCTTCGCAATCTTTGTAGTATGCCTCTAAGTAAAGCATAAGCATAATCGAAGTGTGCCTGTCGTGATTACCACCCATGAAGATAAGTTCGACATCGCTTACAGTTCGCAAAAGGTCAATGTGTTGCCTTGCTAACTCGCATCCTTGCATAAGAATCTGTGCCGGAGTTCCGGCCATGTCTTGTGCTGTGCCTTTGGTAGTAGTTCCGATGTCGTTATCAACATGGAACCAATCAGACCCAACCCCAACAAAGAACTTTTCCGGCTTGCTCGGCAATCTCGCAATTAGTTCTTCTGTCTTTGTGAGAACTCTCTCGCTTGCCTCTTGCATATCGTATGATTCGCCTACTTCATCAACCCAACCGTATTTACCAAAGTGTAGGTCGGTAGGCGAGATAACAACAGCATAGTCCGTTCCGACATCCATTTTACGCGCCTTTACAGGTGCGGGTTTATGGTCGGCCAACACTTCAAAGAATGTATCAGCGAGGCTTTCGCGTAAGTATGTATATTGCTCGGCATCCTTTTCAATCTGCCGCCACTTCTTCTTCTCAGCCTTCTTTAGAATCTCTAACTTGCGTATGTCGAGAAACTTCTCCACCATGTCGTCAAGAGTATTAACCACTACTTCTTCATCAGTAAATGGTTGCATACCGTGCTTCCACTTATTTACTTTAACATACTCGCTAATCATAGCAGCGGGCATTTCAAACTCGCGGGCCATCTCATCAATAGTTAGACCGCCGCCCACATCTGAATATGCTTCTTTCATAGCACGGTGCTTTTCACCATCAACGATAACCATACCATCTGTTATCTCTAACATTACAATGTAATTATCATTGGCTTTGTCGTAGTATGACTTAGTAGTAGTAAGAGTATTGTCTTCAACATCTTCAAAGTTCCTAAAGTCATTACCAGCCTTAACCCATCGCGCAATTGCTGTGCGCCACGCATGAACGCTACGCTTTGGTTCTACTTCATGTAAAAACTCGGCAAATTCCATTGTTGAGCCAAAGTGTCGGTCCTTCGCAAACTTTTCTATCAGTTCAGTTCCGCCGGAGTAATAGTTCCCCATATAATACCCCTAAGTAATGAGTATTATAATGATTGCGGACACACTATTATTTCTATTGTTTTGACGATTTACAAAAAAAATAAACCGTGATACTGCAAGGCACTTTGTAATTATTTCAATTTCTTCAATGGTATGTTCTGTAAAAGAGGCCCTTACTTACTGTATCTATTACTGTAACTACTATAGTTCCCGTAGGGAACTTCTCTATACTATAGAAAAAATTGAAAAAATAAGAAATAAATCCGCAGTAAAGCGTTTAATTCTTTCAGAAAAATCTCAAAATAATAAAAATAATTACCGAATGATTATAAACCGCAGTTAAACTCGTAATAATATGGCCGAGCAAAGGCGATGGAACCTATTTCGCGCAAAAGCGAAAGAAGAAGTGAAGAATCCGATGATAGAGCGTGTCGGAATGATGAATGAGCCGTTTAGTGCGGTAGCGGGAATACCCGATATTGTCCGCAATACTGAGAGTTTGCGAAAGGACAGCAATTTCGATAACGAGTTTGACCTATTCGACAATATGCTAAAGTTAGACCCCGAACTCAACGGTGCTGTAAGGGCAGTTAGCCTCACAGCCAACAATTACGAGATTAACTACAGTCGCGGGCGCAACGCGAACATACGCAACGCAATACGAGAACTCGTTGAAGAAACAATTGACTTTGACGACATTATGATTAACGCCATGCGAAACCTCATGGTCTATGGAAACGACATAAATAAAATCGTTGGGCGAGAAGGCGTAGGTATCACCGACATACAAAGTCTTCCCGTAAAACAAATTACAATCGTTGATGAGCGCGGCGGACTCGGCTCTTACTTCGTAGCCGATGAAGACAACCCGATTATTAAGCCGGTAACATACATGGTGCGTGAAGCAACATCTTACGAGCGAGCAATACCTGCCCGCGAAATCATGCACATACGAATTGATTACCGAAGTAATTGGTTCACCGACAACAAAGGCCGTAAGACCTATGGTGTGTGGGGCGCATCCCGATTTACTTCACTTAAGCAACCAATACGCATGAAGTATAACAGCATGAATAACCGCATTAGTCTTGAGGACTCAATGACGAAGCAGTTTATCACAATAGACAAATCTGCTATCGAGCATATTCAAGACCCTGCCGAGCAAAACCAACGCTTACAGCACATTATGGATGAAGTCATCTCGTTGTTTGAAGGTCTGCGTGGCGACCAAATACCTGTGCTACCGCACTATGTCGAACTACATCATGTTGATGTTGGAAACAGCGTGCCTAACAATACTGACTTCCTCGACACAATTAATAGCGATATTGCCGCTGTTCTGCAAGTGCCGAGAGTTGCCGCAGGTCAAGAACGCGGTTCAACTTTCGCCGCGACATACAACGCGAATCTATGGGCCGTGCAAGCAATCTCAAGAATGCACCGCATTATTTCCGAAGCGGCAACTCGTATGTTTATGATGCACCTTGACCTTCTCGGTATCGAGTATCGCAAGCAAGATTTGCCGACAATTTCGTTTGAGGCTATGGATAGTGAAACACCTCTAAATGTGATGCAACGCGCCACTATGGGCTATAGCGCGGGAGTTCTTACACTTAACCAAACTCTTGAGATGCTAAACCTACCAACAGCAGGTCGAGAAGGCGACGAGAGGGTAAGACAAGGCTCTAACACAGGTGAACTGCCGCGTGAAAACTCACAGGATGGCGCATCAGATGTTGTGGATTAGTCCCATACTGATAATTCTTGCGTGTTTAGGCACAATAATGATAAATCAACCAAAGGATGAAGGAGGCATGAAGCGAATGAAAATGAGCAACCCTAACGAACATCTTATGCTCGCATTTGGTTTTATGGTTGTTATCATGTGGGTTATGATAGCCGCTACTGCTTCGTATTTTTCTATTGTCGAAGAACGCGACATCACAGACTCGCAACTAACAGTTATTGGACTTCTCGGTGGTCCGGCACTACTAATTATTACATCTGTTCTTGACCTGTTCAAGAGTAAAGAAGGTGCTAAAATTAACATTTTACCCGACCAACTCGCAAGTGATGTAACTTCTGCCGAAGCAGTCGAAGCACACACACGAATGCTTGAAGAATTAAAATTAAAGCATGACCTTGACTTAGAGAAGATGCAAAAACAACACAGCCTCGACATGGAAGCATTCCAAATTACAGGCGGTAAGAAAGGCGCAAAGAAAGGTGAGTGATTATGGCTCTTACAATTAGTCTTGATACAGGAATTGGTGTATTGTTTGATACGGCACACGCAGTAATACAAGAGTTTAGAATGGAAAAAGTATATGACGAAGAAGGTAATAAATTTTTTGTTGTTACTTATGGTGGGTTAGTCTTTGTTGATGCAGCAAAATATACTGCGAATAAAGCACCTGTAAGTGGTTTTAATTATCAATTTAACCTTGATGTAACAGATGAAGCAGACCAACACAACCTACTAAAACAATGTTATACCCATCTTAAAACTCAAGATGGTTTTACGGATGGTGTGGATGCGTGAAATGTTTGAACTCCTCTTATTTTTCAGCGTCTTTGGACTCATCTCATACTATGTCGAGCGTTGCCTCAAGAGGCGCGGTTGGTGAAAGACCTTTTAGTAAAACTAAAAACTTTATAGATTTCATAGATGAATTGTTTGAAGATGAATCTTAATAAGACACCCCATAACTCCGGCATATATGCCTACTCGACAAAAAGATGAGTCGAGGCAGGATTTCTTATCGAGATGTATGGGTGATTCAAAGATGGTTGATGAGTTTTCAGATGAAAAACAACGATATGCTGTTTGTAATAGTTATGCTCAAGACGCAGAAGCAGCAGCCCCAACACCAAATGACGGTGAAAGCCATGAGGCATTTATGAGCCGATGTATGGAAATGGGCTACAGCGAAGATGAGTGCATGGCCGCACATGAAGGACATGACTTTGAAGTCGAAGGCTATTACGATGACGAGAAAAAGAAAAAGGCATCCGAAGACTGCGGTTGCGGTTGTAAGGGTGGAGAAGTAGCCTACGAAGATTGGGAAGAAGTTGATGTCGAGGCCGCTGAATATCAAGGTCGCAAAGTAACACTTAACAAACCATTCCGAACATCGGGCGCAAGTAAAAAATTCGGTGTATATACCAAAAATGAAAAGGGTAATGTCGTTCTTGTAAGATT